CACTCCGGGGCCCACGATCAACTACGACTATATCCTTCGCGACGTGCTGGAACTCTCGAAGATTTTCTCCGTCGATTCGGTTACGTTCGACAGATGGAACGCCCAAGGGCTGGCGCAGGATCTCGACGACGAAGGCTTCACGGTGCGTCTGATCTCCCAGGGGTTTGGGGACATGTCGCCGGCAGCGAAGGAGTTCGAGCGGATGGTCTATGCGGGCGAGCTGCTGCACGGAGGGAATCCGTTGCTCGACTGGATGGTCAGCTGCACTGAGGTCGCCACCAACACGACCGGCGAGATCCGGCCGAAGAAGCCGGACCGGCAGACGTCGACGAAGCGGATCGACGGAGTGGTCGCGGCGATCAACGCGGTGACGGGGCTGATGCGGGACGAAGGAGACGGCGGGATTGGCATCACGGTTCTCAGCGCCTGAGCAAGAGCTGAAGCTGCGACGGAAGGCCGCGGCCGCGCTTGCCTTCCTGCCCGACGCCCTGTTGCTGCTTGGACTGGGCGGGCTGTTCGTCGGCCTGGAGCGGATCCACGCGGGCGTGGGCTGGGCGGTCAACGGAGCGTTGCTGGTCGGGATCGGACTACTGAAGGGGAGGGCAGGGTAGATGTTCCTCGCCGACGCCCTCAACCCGCGACACCTTCGCTCGAACTTGGAGAACCCGAGCGTCCCGCTAATCGAAGCCTTCACCGGGGGCCTGTCGACCTACACTGGCCGGTTCGTCTCCGAGCGAAAGCTGACACAGCTTTCGGTCGTCTTCGGAATCCTGAAGATCTACTCCGAGTCGTCGAAGCAGCTTCCGCTTAACCTATACCGTCTCGGCCAGGACGGCTCGCGCACGCTTGCGAACGACGACCCGCGGTCGCGTCTGTTGCGGTTCGCCCCGAACCCGCTGATGAACGCCGACGTCTTCCGCGGGTTGATCTTGTCGCACGTCCTCGGTTGGGGCAACTTCTACGCCGAGATCGACTTCGATCCGCGCATGGTCCCCCGGGCGCTGTGGCCGTTGCCGCCGAGCCGTGTTCAGCGCAAGATCGACTTCAACACGCTCGAAGACGTCTACGAGTTCCGAGCCGACTCCGGCGAGACGATCCCGATCCCGGCGAGCCGCATGCTGCACGTGATGGGGCCGAGCTTCGACGGCTACCACGGGGTCTCGCCGCTCGCTCACTTCAAGCAGACCGGCGCCCTCGGTCTCGCGCTCGAGGAGTACACCGCGCGCTTCGCGGCGAACGACATGCAGCCGACAGGGATCCTGGTTTCGCCGGGCTCGATGTCGGCGGAGAAGCGGACCGAGCTGCTCGAAGGCTGGAAGGAGAGCTTTTCGGGCATGGAGAACAAGCACCGCGTGGCGGTGCTCTCGGGCGGCGTCGAGTACAGGCAGATCACGATCGATCCGGCCAGTTCGCAGCTGCTGGAGACTCGCAAGTTCACGAACGAGGAGTTCTGCCGGATCTACCGCTGTCCGCCGCACATGGCGGCGATCCTTGATCAGGCGAGCTTCAACAACGTCGAGATTCTCGACATCGGATTCGTGAAGCACTCGCTGCGGCCGTTGCTGAAGGCGATCGAGTGCTCGCTGGTCGTGAGCCTGTTTACTCCCGGGGCGTGGAGTCGTTGGCAGTTCGAGCACGACGTCTCCGACTTGCTGCAAGGCGATCCCGAGAAGCAGGCGAAGGTCGACGAACTGCACGTCCGCATCGGAGCGAAGAACTCGAACGAGATCCGCCGGCGGCTCGGTCTCAACCCGCGAGCGGACGGTCTCGGCGATCGCTACATGCAGTCGGTTCAGTTTATGGTCGCCGGCGCGGGCGAGCCGGAAGAGGATCCGGACGCCGAGCCCGAAGCGGATCCCGGTACCGACGACGGCGCCGACGAGCGCAGCGTGCAAGCCGCTCGCTCGCGACTGCGGATCCAGAACTCGACTGCGCTGCGGGGACTGGTCGAGGCGGCGATCTCGCGGGTCGTCGCGATGGAGGAGCGTGAGGTCCGCGCGGCGACGAAGAAGAACCGAGATCTCGGCCAGGCGCTGCGCGGTCGCACGGCCGACATGACCCGGCAGATGGCGCCCGCATTGGAGGCGACCCGCGAGCAGCTCGTCGAAGCCATCCGCGCCGAACTCGGCGTCGACGACGAGACGCCGACTCCCGAGACCAAGAGCGGAGGTCTACGCTCGGCGACCTGGTGGGCCGAGCGGCATGTCGCCGAGACGCTGCGAGTACTCGAGGAGTCCGATTCGATCGAGGATCAGCTCGATGAGTTTCGCGCAAGTCGCGCATCGGTCGAGGCGGCTACGGAACATCGACGGTTCTGCTCGGCCGTCACGGCCGATCTCTTCGCTGCGTTCGGAGTCCGCAAGCTGCGCTGGATGGTCGTCGGCCGGTGCAAGAGCTGCGGCGACCGCGACAACCAGACGGTCCAGATTGGCCAACGCTTCGCCGGTGCGAAGAAGCATCCGCCGTTCGACCAGGACTGCGACTGCATGCTGTTTCCGGCCTGAGGGGAGGTTTTCTGATGGATCTAGCCAACACGAACTACGAACGCCGCTCGACGCCGATCTCCGCGCTCGAGCTGCGCAACGACGGTGACAAGACCGTGATCGAGGGCTTGGTCGTCCCGTTCGGTCAACGGTCCGAAGACATGGGCTTCTTCACCGAGGAGTTCCGCGGGATCACTCCGGATCCCGAGAACGTCTTCGCGTTGTGGGCCCACGACGTACGGGATCCGCTCGGCTCGACCCGCGAGGGCGCGCTCTCGCTGAAGGTTGAGACGCGGGGCCTCGTGATGCGGCTCGAGAAGCCGGTGATTAGCGCGGAGCGGATGGAGATGCTCCGGCGCGGGATCTTGCCTAACGCGTCGTTCGGGTTCGTCGACGCCACGGCCGAATGGGTCGAGGAAGAAGGGAAGGAACATCGGGTCATCCACGACGCAAAGCTGATCGAGGTCTCGGTCGGAGTGGCCTTCCCGGCCTACAAACAGACCGACATCAAGGCCGCCCAGCGCTCGCTTGAGGCCGCACGCGAGGAGCGCTGGAGAGTCGACCAGCAGCTGATGGAGATGGAGGCGCGGGTCCGCACCGCGTAAAGAGGGAGAGAGGAAACGGAGGACTGAAAATGCTTCAACGAAAGACACCCCTAATCGCTGTGGCCGCCGTCGCGCTGGCCGCGGTCTTCGTGTTGGCGCCGCGGCTGTCTGAGCCGCCAGGCGCTCTGGCGGCGAACGTCTTCTCGACGCCCGACGTCGAGTTCATGGACGACTTTCTCGGCACCGAGTTTCTGAAGAGCGAGGCCGGTTCGGACGGCGTGTGGTCGACGACCGAGACGGCGCTGAACAACGCGATTGCGGTGGATCCCGACGCCGAGAACGGCGTACTTGTCTTGCAGCTCGACGCCGACGTGAACGCCGAGGAAGCGACTCTCCACTGGAACGACCAACGCGGGATTGACCTCAACCAAGACGCCTACGTCGAGATGAGGGTACAGGCGACCGTCCTGCCGACGCTGACCGCCGAGGCCGTTTTCGGGCTGGCCGGCGATCGAGCGGCGACCGCGGACGCCGTTGCCGAACACGCCTGGTTCAAGCTCGACGGATCGGGCGCCGTCGTGATGGAGTCGGACGACACGACGAACGACAACGACGACGCGGTGACCAACGTCACGTTTGCGACCGACGTCTGGTACACGATTCGGATCGACTTCTCGGATCTGGCGGACGTGAAGTTCTACGTCGACTCGGGCCAGGTCTCGGCCGGACAAACGTTCGACATGTCGAACCTGACGACCGGCGAGGCGATCATGCAGCCGTACGTGATGCTGTTCAAGGGCGCCGACGCCGGGCTCGGGACCTTCAAGGTCGATTACGTGCGGGTGGTCAGTCGACGGAGTTGAGATCAGGTGGACTAGTTTCGGGGCTCTGAAACTAGTCCACCCTCTCACCGACGCCCGAAGGAATAGCAGGGCGATCGGATCCCGCAACGAAAGTACTATCGGACCTCTGAAACGAGAACAACAGCTTTGGACCTTGAACACACCCTCGCAATCCTCTCGCTCGTCACGATGGGCGGAACCTGGCTCGGCGCCTTCCTGGCGGTCAAGCACGGGCTGAACGGCGCTCGAAGCGACATCGCGGAGATCCGGACCCAGGTCGGGAAGCAGGGCGAGCTGCTGACCGACGTCGACAAGAGGATGGCCGTATTGGAGTCGCGGGCAGAGCGCAAATCGTGAGACAGCATACGTTGACGCCTGCTGCGTATGCGGCGAGGCAGGCGATCATGCCGCATTGCTCGGCCGCCATATCGATGGAACGATTAGCCGCCGGGGCTTCGGATGATCTGGGCGCTGCCAGGCCGTCGGCCGTTTCTAAGCACTAGTCCCCGCTGGCCGATATGGGTCCTAGCTATGACCGGCCGTTTCTGCTGCAAAGGTTGCAGTGACCCTCTGATTCACGACCGCCTCCCCGATCGGCATCACCCCTTCCAGTCCTGGCGGATTGCGATCCGCTGCTCGTCTTGCGGCGACGACA